CTCCCAGAAGCAGCGTTTTCCCGGCCTCCTGCGACCGTTGCATACTCGGTCGATGCAGTGTTAAGTCTACCGCCAGCAATTGTCGTATGCGTTGCACTCGCAGTGTTGTCAGCACCACCGGCTATTGTCGAATAAAAACTGCTTGCAATATTCCCGCCGCCACCACCAACTGTCGCACCAGTTTGTGTCGCTTGGGACAAACTCCCACCCGAGACTGTGCTGTTTGTCCCAGACGAAATATTTGCGTATCCACCACCGATTACAGCAAGCGATCCACTTGCCACCTGTGTAGCACCAGTGCGAATGGTCTGCCAGTCAACGGCATACGTTCCGCGCTTGTTCCCTCCAGTTGTTGTCCCGTCTGGAACCTGTGCGAGTTTCGCCCCTGTCCCTTTCGGAACAAGTGCAATGTCGCCCGTTGCAGTCGTGACAGCAGCAGTAAGACTTGCGACGTTTACCGTGGCATTAGGCGAGGCACCATTGATTTCACCCGTCACCGGCAGACTATCAGTGCTTACTGACTTGCCAGCAGGGTATGTGCAGAACACATCTTTAACACCAGCACCAAATCCAACAAAATTGCCGTTGTTGCTGCTTGCAAGCACCGTGTCTCGAGTCAACGTGCCAGAACCAACCGTGCCGATACCGACTTCCCAGTCAACAGTCCCTTGAATGCAGTAATAGGTCGTGTTGCCGTTGCCGATAGCCGAGAACGCTTGGTATCCCTGCACAGCGCCCAACAGGGTCAGCGTACCAGTCCCTTGTGTACTGGTTGTCTCTTTTACCCGGTCTTTCAGTACGAGTGCCATTATCGCGCCGCCACTCTCATTACCAACGGGCTAGCAGAAAACTCTGCCTTGTCATCCGACTCCGATAGCGCAGCAATCCCCCTGTTGTACAGCGCACCCCAGACCTGCAATCGAGCGTCGTTCATAAGGTACGGCTCGGCTTCTCCCAGGCTTGCGTACAGGAGACAGTCCATCGCATTCACCGTCCAGACGTTCGTGGTGTTCGTGTCTGACAAAAACGCAGGAGCAGAGTAGTACAGCATCACCAAGGTGTACGCAGTATCAGGCGTCGGAGCAAACTTGAACTCGTCCGCTAGGATCGTGTAGTCCACCGGCCTGCCTGACTCGTAACTGCGGGAGTTGCGAGTAAAGAGGCTCGGCGTCATGTAGTTCAACGGGTAAACCGGCTCACCTTCTGTGTACAGATCGCGAATTTGTAGGAAGTCAGACGGTAGCTGCACTGTGTCGTCGCCACCAGTCGTGGAGGTGGTGACAGATCGAAGCATCTGCCGGATGCGAAGCTCTCTCCGCAAGCGAATCTCAGCCAGACGGATGAAATCCGGTATCTGACTGGTCAGATCACTTCTTGCGAGATAGCTTGCGATTGCGCTTTGCAGATCGCTGTAGGTCGTTAGGGCCATGCTTTACGTCATCCCAACCGAATGTTTTGACCCCTATGTGTCCGATGTGCATCGACAACTCGTGATCCACCCAGACAGGTATATCGTTCTCCATGCACCGGACACAGAACGTTACATCCTCTCCGATTACATTGCCGTGATCCGTCCAGATAACGTCAAACCACGGGCGCGGAACCTTCTCGAAAACTTCTTTGTTGACAAGTGTACAAGCAAACCCTACCGCTGTCACCTGCTCAATTCCCTTCTTGCCACGGCTCTCAACCTTGTGCCAAACCTGATAAGGCTCACCCGTAGGCTTGCCTTGCAGCATCTCGCGTTCGATCTTCAGGTTCAGCGCAGTCGGTAGGATCGGTTCGCGTCTGGTCGTGGCATTAACACCAACCATCTGAACCTGCCGAGATTGCAGGATCTCTAGCGTGTTGGCAGGGAATCGTTGGTCAGAGTCAATCCACAGTAGTTGATCCGCACCCCACTCCAGAGCCTCTTGCGCCAGTTTTTCGCGCTGGGTAAAGATCAGCGTCCCAGGCATTTGCAGGAGTTGAATGTCATTCACTCCACGCTTTGCCTCGTATGCACACAGCCTTGCAAGGTCGAAACAGAACCCTGCCATTACTTCATCTCGACACGGTACGCAAATAGCGACTTTCAAATGTGCCCCGGATGAGTTCTAAAGAATCGGTTGTCAGGATGGTTGAGGAAGGCTCTAAACGCCTTCTGATCGATGACCTTGAACCCTTGCATTACCCGCTTGCGGTTCAGGTCGTCAATGACCGTCAAAGGAAGACGAGCAATGTGTGTGATTACATCGTCGAACTTGTTGGCAGTCTCATTGAATTTTTTCTTGTTGGCCTCGATGATATGGGAAACATCCTGCTTGGTTTCCAATATCACACCGTCGTCCGTCTCGTGCGCGACAGTGATGGCCCCTTCGTTTACAGAGAATAGTTTTGGCATATAAAAACGCCCCCACTCGAAAGCAGGGGCGTCCACTCCGTTAAGAGTTACAGCGCGGGGTTAAGATCGAAAATTCCGGCATGAGCAGCCTCATTCCGCATCTCGAACGTGAACTCGCACAGAAGCTGCGTTTTATCACTGTCGCCAACCTTTGCAAGATCCATCGTCGCAAACGGACGCAGATACGCAAGGGCAGCGTACTCGGGATCAATCAGCAGTGCGTCACGAGTACGCATAAAGCGGTCAGGAACCACGCTGAGCGTCGAAAAATCGCTCATATAAACATCGGCAGCGCCGATAATCGTGGTCGGCTGGTCGCCAGGAGCCATGAATCGCTGGGCAGCGATACCGGCAAACGAACTGACTTTCTGCTTCAGACCAGAACCAAGAACCAGCATCGTCGGATTGCCACCCGACTCGAACGCCGCAGCAACTTCGTCCTTCAGAAGCTGCTCGGTGAAAGTCCGAGTAGCACCGTCGGAACGGGTCGATACGCCGATGGTCGTCGGGTCAGTGCCAGACGTACCTTTGGAGGTGTTGGTCTTGATCCACGACAGAATCGCACCGAGTTTGCGAGCGGAAGTGGACGAACCCTGGTCACGGCCCTGGTTGGCAGTGATGATGGTTTCCATGTCCCGCTTGAGTTCGGCTGCGGCTTTCGATAACTGATAAGCCTTCTCCGAGCGCCGACCGGCCTTGTTGACAGTTTCGAGCGTGCCGGACACTTGAATCGTCTTTTGAACGATCTGCGTGTAATTGCCGAGACGGGTGGTCGGGCTGATCGTTGCCGACACAGCGTCTGCACCTTCAACGGCAGCGTTAGCAGCAGTTGCAGCAGCCAGGGAATCCGATTGCCACTCGTGAAACACTGCGGTCGCTTTGGTGCGAGCCAGAGTGCTCATGATCGGGGTTTCGGTCGGGCTGATGTCATAGATGACATCGATGAGGTCTTCGCGCTGGCCAATGGCCGTGTGTGCGGTAAAGGTGGGCATGATTGCTCCTATGCCAAGAATCGTTCAAAGATGGTCGCTGCGTCCCTAGCCTTGCCAGACTTACGCAAGCGGTTTCGTTCAGCTTTCAGCGCATCCGATTCTGGATTAACAACCTTCGCAGTTCCGGGCTTCATCATCTTCGGAGCCTCGGACACCTTTTTAGTGACCTCTGGCTTGTTAGAGATTAGCTTGTCGTACTGCGCGGCCTTCCAGAGCGTTAGCACTGCTCGGCTGTCATAGACTTGTGAAAGCTCCTGATCGGAAAATCCAAGACCTTTCGCGTAAGTGCGAATGTCTTTACGGACATCCTCTCCCTTTTCGGTATTCCACTCAGGAATTGCCTGGGCAACCTTCTCAGCTTCTTGAGCCAGCACCTCTTGCAGTCGCTGCTGTTGCTCCGCTTGTTGCTGTTGGGCAAGGCGAGAGCGTTCGGCTTGGACGGCAGTTAGTTGCTTCTCCCGTTGAGAAAGTTCGGCAACCTTTACGGCATACCCAATAGGGTCAGTATCTTTCAGGTGTTCAATATCCTCCGTCTTGTTCTGCTCAGATAGAACTTTTTCGATAAGTTCTAACCGTTGCGCATACTGATCGCGGAGGGACTTTGCTTGCTCTACCGCAGCCTTTTCGGCCTCGATAGCCTTTCGCTGCTCGGCAAGCGCCTGGGTTTTCTGCGTGTAATCAGTGCCAAGCTGGTAAGACTTAATCAGGTCGTCCAAAGAAACTTCGCGTTCCTCACCTGCGGCTTTCACCCGGTAGCGCGGTGTTTCCTCAACTTCCTGCGTCTCCTGCTCAACCTGCGGCTCTTGCTCCTGTGAAACCTCGGGAGTCGGTTCGTCACCTTCCTCTGGTCCCATCAATCCAAGAATCGCGTTGGCTGCACCGTCAACACTCAGCGGTCCACTTCCGTTAGGAGTCGTGTCCATGTTTACCCGTCAAAAGTTACAAAATCTTCCAGCGTTTGCGCTCGATCTCTTTCGTATCAGCGATACTCTGGAAATGAGTGCGAATAACTGAAAGCGCCTTAATCATTCTATACGCATTTTCTCTAACGTCAACATCGTGCTCTAGCGAGTTCACAATCGTCTGGATTTGCAGTTCGTGAAGTTTGGTTAACTCAGCGACAAACTCCTCGTCCCGCATGAGATTCGCAGCGCGTTCCGGGTTCAACCTGGAATCTCCACGTTAGCCGAAATCCCAGCACCGACCTTGGCTGCTTTCAACTGAGCCTCAACCCGAAACTCCTCTTGCTTCAGAATCAACTCAGCAGCAGCTTTCTCTCGTGCAAGTTGAATATCAGCCTGAGCCTTGATTTGCTTAGTCTCAATGTCTGCCAAAGCCTTTTGCCGGTCAATCTCGATCTGGGCTTGAGCCTGGGCGAGCATGGCATCCATCGGCCCCGGTTGCTGCTGCTGCGGAGGAGGATTCGATAGGGCTTGATCGACTTCGGGCGGGATCTCTTTGAAGAACTCAGCCGAATCCTTAAACCCTGCCGCCTCGATAAACCGTCCAAGAGTCGCCCGATACTGTCCGACCGATACAAGCGGATTGGCAGGACCGTAAGCTTGGAGAATAGCCTCCTGTTTTGCCAGTACCATCTGGAGCATCGCCATCTGCTCCCCCTTCGATCCAGTACCGAGTCCTACAGAGATCGAAACATCGTACTGGTTCGACCACTCTCGCGGGTCCATCTCAACATATTTGCCGCGCATCCGAATCAGGCGAGGCTTGTCCTGATATTTGCAGAGTAGGTGCAGAATGCCCTTAAACAAGCTTTTAACGCCTGTCTCAGCGAAGATTCGTGCTACTAGCTCCAGCTTTCCTTGCGCGGCCTGAGTGGTAGCAGCAACAGCCGCAGCGGTCACGTTTTGCAAGATGTTCGGGTCTAGCCCCTGTTGGACATCCGACACGCCAGACCGTTTCGACTGGATGCTGTCGAAGTAACCCAGCAGCGGATATGCGGAACCAGTCACATCCGGCACAGTAATCGGCTGCACCATCCCAGGAGCCTTCGTCCGTACAACTCCACCCGGAGTGACATTCAGAAGGTCGTCCAGGTTGACTTGCCCCTCTACGACAGCAGTGCGAGCGTTGTTGACAAGGTAGATGTTGTCGAGGATCTGACGGGTAATCGTGGACTTGATAAGCTGAATGTCCATCACCCGATCAGCGAGTGACTGACCAAAGAACTTGTGCGGAACTGGCATCGGGCAGATTACATGGAAGGGAATGTAATCCGTCTTAATGTTGGCTTCCTGCCCATTTGCCCAGGTCAGAATTTGCTGGCCAGAGTAGTAAATCTGCCGCAGTTCAGCGATACCGTCACCGTCAAAATCGACGTAGATATAGCACTCGTAAACCTCAGCCTCTTGCATCGTTTCGTCAAGAGTGTCTGAGTCATACGGTTCCTCTCCAGGCGAATAACGTGCGAGACGCTCCTCGGTAAAGTCTAGCGAGTTGTACGTCGGCAGCGAGTTAATCTGCTCAGGATCGAACCCCATCGCAATCAGTTCTGATCGCGTGGCGAGCCTCCTGTGGGCAATGAAAGGCGCATCCTCTACACAGGTCGCCTTCTTGCTGACAATCAGTTCCTCTGGAGGCACTACGTCAATCTGAATCCGGCCAGAGTTAATGCGCTTCTGCACGACAACATTGTGCGTCGTCTGCTGCATGGCCCCCATAGGAGACGCGACTTCCTCGGTAATCGTCTCCTGTGCGACGATTTGCCGAGTACCGTCCGACATCAACAGCAGAAGCTCGTTGTCAGTCAGACCCCGATATGCCTCCTCGTTAACATCGATCTTCTGCTCCCAGTACGCTTTCAGCGTGCCGGTTTTCTCCAGTAGAGCGTCCTTAAACCAGTCGTGGAGCAGCGCAAAGCCTCGGTTGTCCTTGTAGAACACCCAGTTTGCATAGTCTGTCGCCTGATCTGCGCCTTCCTCGTCGCCTGGGCCTACAGGCTCAAACCTACCTAGGTCATCGCTCGCAGTGAATACGCGAATGAGTTGCGGCAGCGCACCATCGACAACCTCGGCAACCTCGCCGGTAACGATCTGGCTGCGTCCCTCTACCTCATTACCGTATGGATTCCGCAGGTAATACTCAATAGCCTTGCCTCGCTCTGCTGTCGTGTCAGAGTCCAGCATCCCGATAGCATCGTCAATCTCAGATTGAATAATGCCTTGTAGCCTACCGATATCCATTTTCGACCTCTTTTCGCGTATACGGTCGTTTCTGCTCTTGTTTAGCCTTAAGTTCTTCGATCTGTTTACGCAGATCGGCAACTTCCTTGACTAGAGCATCGAAAGCGTGTTTAGGCACAATACTACCTTGCGGCATTAGCATTAGACAATCCAGCGAGTTTGTACGTTGATCGGCTTGCCCCAACTGGACTGCGTTTCGTTCAGCCCGATTGCAAGGTATCGGAAAGCGTCGCTTCCGTGAGATGACCAGTCGTGCAAGGGTCGGTCGTAAAAAACCTTTTGTTTCTCGTCGAACGTCCGCCGATAGTTCCGCAGACAGTTCAACCCCTCACTTACCGCCGGAACATTGAACCAGCAGCGCGGCAGTAGCCTACGGACAGCCTGAATACCGTCATCGACAGACAAGCGCGGAGCAATCCGGCACTCCAGACCAGCGGCTTGCAGCACCTCGAGACGGGACTTGCCAGAGCCTAGCTCCCTTACCTGTACGTCGTGCGGGACAATGTTCTCAGCCTTGTGCCAGTCACGGTTGCGTAGCTCTCGGACGTACCAGTCAAGACCTACTCCGTGGTTCTCGATGTAATCCAGAAGCCTTACTTCCTGCCCGTGAACCTGTGCCACCCAGATAGACGTAGAGTCACCGATACCCAAGTCCCACGCACAGATAGTCTTGCAGAGGTCATCCCGCTTGATCTCGCAGAACCTCCCCTCCCCTTCCATCTGGTTGAGTTGGTGTCCGTAATACGCACCCTCGATAGCAGCGTGGAAGCTGCACTCGAACTCTTGGTCGTACTTGTCCTGGCCCATCTCACGCAGGGCGTCGTCCAGTTCAGCCTGGGCAATGATCTTGGTCTGGCTGGCCTTGAACTCTAAGAGTTTCCACCCCGGCTCACCGATAGCGCGGTTGCGTAGGTCGAAAAAGTGGTTTTGGCCTTTGGGAGTCCCGATGAACAGCGCCCAGCCTTTCCGGTCGGCTAAGGCAGGGCGTATCACTTCGTTCCAGATCTTCGGGTTTTGATCCCCCACCTCATCGAGAACCACTCCGTCGAAGTAACTTCCGCGAAGTGAATCGGGATTGTCCGATCCGTAAAGCCCGATCCTGCGGTCCCAGAAGTCAACTCGCAACTCTGAGATGTTGGCTGTGCCCCCGAGCGGTGCGGCAAAATGATTGAGATAGTCCCAGGCAACTCGCTTGGCTTGGCTGTAGGTTGGTGCGATATAGGCATAACGTGGACGCTCTAACTGGCACATCACCGCTGACTTGATTAGCTGGTTGATGGCAGCAACCGATTTGCCAAACCTTCGATGGCAAACCGCAACAACAAACCGGTAATCCTCCATCGCGCTGTGCAACTCAAGTTGCAACGGTCGCGGTGTGTAGGGGATTACGATCTGTTTTGACTCAGACAAGTCCATCTATGCCTGCCATGTGACAGTCATCCGCATTGGGTTGTCAGCATCCCCAGCAACAACGGTTCTTGCCAGCTTCGGAATGTGGTACTCGATTGCTTTCAGGTAGAGATCAGCAGCCTTGGCAGGGTCTGGCTTGACTAAATCACCGTCGCCATTCGCAACGATATTGAGCCAGCGCGAGAACTCCTCTGCGTTTTCCTCCGCAACCTTGCGGATCGCTTCTCTTACGTCTCTGGTGGCTTTGTTCGGGATGCCAGGGGGTCTACCCTTGCCATCGTTCGGCTTACGCCTAGTTTTTCCTTCTTTTGGTTCCATACGCACTCCTATTGGGTCATGCGCTTTACATTTTACTACGTTCTGATATTAGCCTGTCAATCTGCGGGTCGCCCACTTGCTCGGGTGATGGTGCAAACAGAGCGCGTTTCCGTCCGTCCGTGATACCAGGGTCGCACAAGTAATACATTGCTAGACTGTTTCTGGTGACATCCTCTGGGCAGGTAATCGGCTCCGGTAGCCCATGCCATGAACCGCGAGTGTCGAATATGACTGCGCGGTTGAAGTAAGGTTCGATTGACTTTACTAGCTTACGGTTCCTGTCGTACAGCCCTAAATGCCCACCCCAGCATTCGTCCCAGTTGGGAGTCATGTAAACGATGATGTTTAGCCTGCGCTGAAGGTTCAGCTTTGGATGCAGGTTGTAATCCAGGTGGACGTTTAACTTGCCACCTCTGCCGTGCTGATGCAGTCCTCCACCGTGTAACCCGTAGTCTGGATACAGAGTGTCACCTGCCTTGTGGCCGAGGAACATTGTGAACCCAGGCTCACACATACTCTGAAAGGCTCGGTAGGTAGCTGGACCGAACCGTTGCCAGTTGTTGCAGGTCTGCTTGATCTCTAGCGGGTTGTCGTAGCGGAACCAGCAGTCATCGTCTGGATGCGGGAACTCTCGCGCTATTTCCTCCGCTTCCTCGAAGAAATCTTCAACGATAGCGTGCCAGAACGGGGTTTCGCTTATCGTTATCCTCACCACTTGACCTTATTGGCCCAGTACGCAGCGCTCATCTTGCCCTTCTGTATATTCTCAGCGTGTCGAGCCTTGAATGACTCTCTGCGCCTTTTGTCAGCGGCAGATTCACCCTCTCGCTTGGGGCTTCCAGACACTCCCTGCTGACCAAAACGGATCAGCTTTACCTCATCGCCAGACTTTGCCAGCACAGCGTGAGACTTGGTAGGGTGTCCAGGCGTTCGCTTGGGCTTGTTGTAGCCTGAGAACGATTCGCTGCCACGCTTAATCATCGTCCATCATCCCAGCAATCTTGATGACAATGCCACCTCGTTTGGCTTGTCCACCTAGCCACTTGCTGCAAACCATGTCCTCGGAGCAGACGAAATCAAGTTGGGCGCAGTAGCCCATGTCCTCTGCTTCGTCCTCCATGTCCTTAGCAATGCCGTTTTCCAGACAACCCTGCATCTCGTCTGACTGGATAAACGCAGCACAATTCTCGCACTTGTACTCTGCGCCTTCCTCGGCTTCACCGTAATCAGCTTTATCGACTGCCTTCTGCTTGTTGGCGTCGTTTAGCTTGGCATCGCCCGTGACAATAGGACACTTCATTTCTTCCTCGCTGCTCTCATGTTGTCCACGAGATTGGGGTAGGGTCGGCCAGCAGACTTAGCCATCGCTTTCGCTGACTTCTTTTCTTTCTTCGACAGCGGATCAGGTTTGCCCAGCTTTTTCGGACGGGGCTTGTCCCAGATTGGCTTCATTTTTTGGCTGGCATCTTCTTGTAGGCTTTCTTGGGAGTCTTGGCAATCATCTCCTTTGCCACAGACATCGGAACGCCAGTCTGCTTCGCCACCTTCTTGTTACCAGCGGCTGCGTACATGAGACGTTGCTGCGCTTTGCTAGTGATCGGCATATCAGTCCTCGACAATAGAAGTTAGATGCCCAATCCGGCCCCTAACACCTATTTTACCGACTTCGTTGAGAATGTCACGAGGCAGGAACTTGTAGAAACCGTGCTCCATGTCGAACACTTTTCCACTGTCCCACTGCTCGTGGAAGAACGCCTCTATCTGCTCCAACGTCTCCAACATCTGCGGGATTACGTTGTAATCGAACGAATACAACCGGGTCATCAGCATACCGTCCGTCCCAACGTATTCCATGGGATAACCGGTCTGCCTTGCCTGGGCAAACGTCGCCTTGTTTGCAACGTGAGCCTGGATGTTGAAGTGTTCAGTTAGCGTGTAGCGACCGGAAATCTTGAAAACGTGACTGTAGCGATTCGGGATGTCATGCAGAATATTTATCGTTGTGTGCAACTCAATAGCGTTTTTGATATAGGCAACGTCTCGGTCTGTTTTTCTTACGTCTTGAATGAACTTTGAGCCGTAGTGTTTTACCGTCGCACGAGGAAATATCACGTTCTGATGCTCGAAACTCGATTCCAGCACCCAAATTGACGCAATCGGACACGCTCGGTGAATGCTCTCAATCGTTTGTTGCGTCTCATACAACCTTTGAGCATCGCCGTTGATTGCAGAAGTAACGATAAACAGAATCACCATTTACCTCGCGTTGACTTCCACTCCTGCCGAGCAAACACCATCTCACCGGAGTACGGGAGTCCAGCAAAATGATCCGGCAGGAAAAAGTGACTCGGCCAGATTGTAAGGTCACGGTATTGGTTGTTCACCCAGGTACTCGTTAACCGTGTCGGACCACAGAACTGCCATGCCATCAGTTCACCCGGCTCGTCGTGCATAAGGTCATCCACTATCTGACCAATGAACGGATGGCCAGGAATAGCACCCACTGCAGAGTTAGACAGCAACCCAGGTCTAAGAAGCTCCGACTCCCACGAGCACCACACATCCGGCTCTAGCATCCAGTCAGGAATGGCCCTAGAAGGCTCAGAATCGGCGTCTAGCGCGATTCCGCCGTGTTCGTAGAGTATCTCCCAGCGCATACAGTCTGCTACGCCACAAAGCTCTGTTTTCCAAAAGTGCTTCATATGGCTTGCAAGCCTCCAACCTTTCGATAGGTCAGAGTTGTCCCACAGGTTAACTTCAAAGTCAGGGTTGAGGTTCTTCCACCGCTGGATGGTTTGCAGTGGTGCTTTGGTTTCGTCACCGACCCAGATGAAGTGCAGGATTTTCGGAATCATCGAGTTTGATCTTGTATGCGGTTAGGCGAGCGGTTGCAGCGATTTGGATGCACAGTTCAAGCGCTTCTGTCGTTCGCTTCTTCAGCATCGCCTCGTGCATCTGCTTCATCATCTTCTGCATCTCTAGATACCCTTCCACCCAGTCGGTCATATTGTTGCTTCCAGAGTTTTTGATTGATTCGGAATGTTCTGCGGTCGATTGCTTTGAACGGGACATCGGTATTACTGGTGTCATTCATCACCTCAAGCAGTTTTCTACGGTAGTGACCAGGATCGATGTTCAGCAAGTCAAAGTAACCGTCTGATGTGTCTGTCAACAGGAAGTCGAACGCTGATGCTGTTTCCCGTTGAAGCTGTAAGTTTTTCTTACCGATTGGAGCGTGCATTGTGTCACGGATAGCTAGGCTTACAACAGCGGATAACAGGCGTGTTTCAGGATCGGCTGATCGCATCTTTGGCCCTTGTGATTGCTCGGTTGATCCAGGTCGGAGGCATGGCAAGCTCGGCAGATACGAAATAGATCGACTGCTTCGGCCATTGAACATAGATAGCTTTGACTATCTGCCTGACATCCTCTGGGAGAGTCTTAATCGTCTGGTCGATCAGTTTCGCATCCGTCTTGTCCACCGGCTCCAGTTTGTTGATCCAGCCTGCCCAGTTCACCAGCCGGTCCTCTGTAGTGCCTAAACCATGCTTTTCCGCAGTCATGACAAAAATGTACCTCCGCAACGTGATTGTCTTCGATTGTTTCGGTGTAGCCTTCTAGCCCACCGCATTTAGAGCAAGTGTCTTTACGCATTCTTCTCCCTTGCTTTTATCATGAGGTCTGCCATTTGATACGCTTCATCTGCGATCTCTGCATTAGACATTGGTGCATCCATCAGACCCTGCATCGCCTTCGCTGCGAAGTAGTCTCGCAGGGTCATGCCGCTTGTGGATGTGATCTGCTTGTATTGCAGATCCTGTGAGATCCTAGGAAACGCTGGGCCTCCGTTGTTCATTTCTCACCTCGTGCTTTAGCGATGGCAGCGCTGGAAACTTCGATAACATCAAAACTGTCGCCATCCATCTGAATGTAATCTGATCGCCCAAGGGCGCTCACAGCCATCATTAGCGCCTCCAACAAATCCGGCGCGGCTGCGGCGAGAGTCCAGTCCTCCTGTGTAACCGGGCCTTGCAGATCCCAGTCACCGCACCCAACGTAGATTGCCTTCCACGGTCCGGATGTGTGTTTGCTCATTTCTCACCTCGTGCTCGGATGGCGGCGGCAGCTTCGATGTATGTCTTGGCGTTGAACGCAATTTGAGCGCACGCCTCTCGTTCGGCTGCTGCGACAAGGGCGGCAAAGTTAGCAAAGCCATCAAATCCAATAATCTCTACAACCCCATCTACAAACCCAGCCTCTCGCGCCATTGCAATGATGTTGTCTCGGTTCATGTTATTTCGCTCCCAGATTGATTCGTAAAATCTCAATCCGTTTTGCATGGCTAGGTGATCCACGCCACTTGTCTCGTATCCGCCAGTTGCGACACTTGCATTCGTCCTGTGCAAAAACGATATTCAGGTGTTGCACATACTTGTTAACGTGCCGCAACAAGACTTTCTTCCTACAGTCAGACAAACCCGCTTGATGACTGAAGTTGATCGCAATCACCCGCAAGTCATCCTCTAGCTCATCAACAATCTCAGACGGACTCACTTCAACTCTCCACCTTGTAGGTCGGTTCAATCAACGTCCTGATCTCAGTCGGTATCTTCGGCAGCGGATACCAGCCCACATACCAATCGCCTTTACCATCCCACCAGCCTGTCTGAGCAATCCCAGCCCTATTCAGCAGCAACACCTTTGGTCCGGTAGGACAAGTCGCCATCGGCCTGTAAATCAACCCAGGATCAGTAACAGCCTCAACATTCGTAATCACTTCAACTCTCCCGCTAGGAATCGCAACTCAACGATCCGAGCACATTCGCGTAGCTTCGAGACGTTGGTGCGCTTCATCACCTCAATCGCAATGGCTATGAATGTCTCCAACTCTGCACGCTCGTCGTCTCCCCAACCGATTAGCTCGGCAACACATTGTTGAAGTCGCTCATCCTTCATCTTTGCAACACGCTCGACAACGTATTCCAGATCGTCTCTATTTAGTGCTGCTCTGTTCTGAATGATTTCTTTCATCCTATTTGCCTGTTCTGCAACAAACCCTGCGTCCGGTTTCATCGCTCCAGCTTCCCGTTTTCGTTGCCACCCGCGACTTCTAGCAAATCAACAGGAACCTCGTATGTGCTCCAGCGGTGCCCACAATCTGAACAATCCCGCAGACGCCACTTGTAATCGAACCTAGTGTCTTTCCGACTTTCTTTTACTTTCGAGTTCCATCCCCCACAACTCGTGCAAGCAGACATCACAACCTCACTTTTTTGCTCTCTAGCATCTCTTTCATCTGTTTAAGAATCGCCTTGCCTTCATCGGAAACGTGCTTCGGGGCTGGCAACGACACGGTTTGGCGCTGCTCAACACGATCAAAGTCGCGACACATACCCATGAACTCCGACAAGCTGGGAGGCCAGTCTCGCCCAAGGCTGGGCAGGTTTTCGATGACCTTGCGGATGACTTCAGGCTTGGTCTTGCGGAGGAACGTCTCCCAGGCTTCGTTCGCAGCCATGATGCCGTTGTCGTCCTCCATGTACATCGCCTTCACCTTCTGGTTGCCGTACATCACCGAGAAGTGCTGCATCATGCGTTCAGCGTAAGGGTAGCGGGATGGCATTGGCATCTCCCATGTCGATGAAGTCATCTTTCCTTTCCCACGAACCAAAGATCAGTTCAGACTTTCGGTCATTTTTAGCTTGCTGTGTATTGGGGGAAACCCTAGTGTTGCGCACCCAGTTGCGCCACGTTGCAAGCCAATCGGCCTTCAACCCTTTGCTCCCAGGCTGCGCGATCCAATAGTCGCGGAACGCATCGAACGTCTTGCGCGGGTCGAGGTCTGGACGCTCTTGCTTGCAGAAGTCGATCCATTCGTCTGGCACCTCCTGAAGATCAAAGCGCGTCGAGCGCGTCTTATTATTGGTTAATGGTTTACGGTTATTGGTTATTGGTTCTTGGTTAGCATTAGGGGGTTCGTAGGGTGGCGATAGGGGGGCTATAGGCTGGTCATCGCTACCCTTTGCCCACCTCTTAGCCGCCCCTTTCTTCCCACCATCCTTAACCGCTTGATAACGCTCGATTTCCTTGTCGCAGCGTTTGTGCCGCCACACTTGAATAGAGTTATCCACAGAACCACCCACCTCCTCTGTGAAAAACTCATATAGGACTTGCGTGACAGCCTTTGACTGGTCACGCATCCTGATCTGGCGAGCGATTTGTTCCGGTGTTCCGGACGGTGGTTGTTCATGGAGGTAGTACAGGTCGATGATCCTCCTGTACGCAAGATCCTCCATAGGCGACAAATGCGCTGTGTGCGCGTAATAGTCGCCCAGATGG